ATCGTAAGCTGGCAGAGCGTAACTACCGTCCGTTCGTTTGGCCAAGTAGATACCCCCGAAAAGGCAAGCTTAACCAATACGAAGGATTACTAGCACCTCAGATACAAGAAGACATTGATGCAGGTGTCGAAGCATGGACTTGTACTGACCCTGATAGGTTTGATCATGAAGACTTACTCGAGCGCGAAGCGTCTATGGGTAGGTCTAACTACATGCTACAATTTCAATTAGATACCTCCCTTAGTGATGCAGAGAAATTCCCTCTTAAAATGGCTGATCTGCTTGTCAGCTCTGTCAATCCTACTGAAGCTCCCGAGTCTCTCGTCTGGTGCTCAGACCCAAGCAACGTTATCAAAGATCTCCCGACAGTTGGACTCCCGGGTGATTACTTTTACTCTCCTATGCAGATCCAAGGTGAGTGGGGACCATACACTGAAACAATTTGTAGCGTTGATCCCTCTGGACGAGGTACAGATGAAACAGCAGCAGCCTTCATCTCTCAACGAAACGGGTTCTTATACTTGCATGAAATGCGAGCTTACAGAGACGGATACTCTGACAGCACCTTGCTGGACATACTTAGAGGATGTAGAAAATACAACGTTACTAAACTAGTTATAGAGACTAACTTTGGTGATGGTATAGTTAGTGAGCTGTTTAAAAAACATCTACAACAAACTAAACAAGCTATAGATATAGAAGAGATAAGAGCTAATGTTAGGAAGGAAGATCGCATCATTGATAGCTTGGAGCCAGTTCTTAATCAACATCGCTTATGTGTTAATAAAAGTGTTATTGAATGGGATTATAGGTCTAATAAAGATGAGGCTCCTGAGCTACGTCTCATGTATATGCTTTTCTACCAAATGTCTAGGATGTGTAGAGAAAAAGGAGCTGTCAAGCATGATGATAGACTCGATTGCCTTGCTCAAGGTGTCAAATACTTCACAGATGCCCTCTCAATAAGCGCAAATGAAATGATTAAAGAAAGACACCGTGAAGAGTTTAAAGACATGCTAGAGGGCTTCCTAGATGACCCTCAGAGCTCTGCTAATCATCTTGTTATGGGTATGAACCTACAACAAAGAAAAGAAGCTAGAGGTAAGGAAACTGGAAAGCCCCTCCACAACTGGCGTTAGCCAAGTGGACACCTATACAGGGGAAGGGAAGGGTGGACCCGACCCCCATGAGGAGGAATCTCACGATCCTCCTCTACTATTTACTTGATATCATCATTTGATATCCCTTTAATTACTACCCATTCACTACCCATGACTAACTCTACACCTCCCAAACAACTTAAACAGCGTTATTACTATATATTCTGGTCTATAGCGACTATAGCAGTGGTATTTGGACAAATCTACGTGGCTATATCCTACCGGGGTCTTACCGACGCTCTCAGGGCTTCTCTATTGCCCTCTTGAATTTTGACATAATTTTCTCAGGGGATTAATCGACGACGCCCGGGCGCAAGTTCCCCCAAAGGAGTCAAAACAATCACAACATGGACGGATCTCAACATGGAAGAAACCAGTGCTCAACTGGGATGTCGAGGTCTTTTCTCTACTCCTTTAAAAGTCAACCTATCTGTACGCCATGCAGTACTAATCAGTATAGTACTGGATAGTACAGTAATATATCATGATAAAGACTGATGAGTATCGTTAGACTTGAATGGGATGTGTGGTATTCAGAACAAAGGGTAGCGGTATCGGCAAAGCTATGGTTATAATAGATACATCGAGACAACTCGATAGCTAATCAATCATCTAATACCCTGAGAAATCTTCTATAAACTAAATGAGAGCGTACTGCTTGCCAATTGCTGACCAATTATTACATTGAAGATCACATTCGCAAGAGGTTTAATAACGTGAGTATTTATTGCTTTATAGTTCGTCACCAGTGAAGAGTAGTATTTGAAAGTTAACTATTGTATACGATCCTTGGCCGGTAATTCGAGGGCTTCAATAGTTAATGACAAGATCTATTGATTAGTTCTGATCTATTAGTTTAACGGTTAGAATACTGGCTTGTCACGCCAGAGATAAGAGTTCAATTCTCTTATAGATCGTTGATTAAGCCGTAGTTATTATTAGTGTGCTATCATTAATAGTAATGTAATCCTTAATCATTTCACCTAACAATTATTATTAATGCTAACTGTATTACTATTTATTGTATTTAATCCGATCACTTTAACTTATTTAATTATAAATAATGTATAGTATGATGACTTATTATCAACAACTATCAATGACTATTGATAAGTTGAAAGCAGAGGGTAAGATTGTTACTATTAAACAATTACCTACTACTATTAATTACAAACGTAAATCAATTAGGTTTTAATTATGAAACTATTCACTATGAAAACTAATAAGGCTGAGTTATTAACATCAGCCAATGATTTATTAGAACAACAACAAGTATTAATTGGATTGTTATTATTAATAACTACAATTAGTATTTTATTTTAAATGCAATCACTTACAATTATACTCTGTTCTATATTATTTATAGAGCAGAACTTTTTAAATTTATTACTTATTAGTAATGAATCACAATCACGGGCGCACACTAATATAGTCTCAACAGTCTCATGTGGTATTGCTGACAAAGCATATACAAGCTGAGCTAACCAGACTATAATAGGTACATAACACAAGGAGGCTATGAAGAACACCTATCAAATGTATTTCGGACGCAATCTACCTACTGGTGAATACATCACGGACGACGTCTGGGAGAGCTTCAGAGAAGTCTTAAGCATGACCTTCGCAGGTTATACCATTCAAGACGTACAAGGTGCTTGGAAGGGCGTAGCAGAGGACACTAAATTAGTCACTGTTACTACTAAATACAGAGACAAAGTTAACGATGTGTGTCAAGCATACGTTAATATATTTAATCAGGATGCCGTAGGTTTACTAATAAGTGAACCCATGACATTTGTTACTAAACAATCGGAGATCTACTAATGACTGAAGCACAAGTAGCTTATCAAAAGCTAACAAGAACAAGTACTAATTCAAAGAGACTTGGTGTATTTAGTATCACTAAGCAAGAGAATGCACAACTTGGATTACTACTTAAGTATATCTATACTAATGATGAGGTTTATAACTCATTACCTGCTGATGTACTACAATTCCCTGATGCATTAAATAAATTAGCTGCTAGGTACTCTTCATGAGTACTTACACAGTTAAGGTCACTGAATCATACTGGTTCTATGATGTTGAAGCTGATAGTAGACAAGCTGCTAAAGATCAATCTCATACATTTATATGGGATCAACATGGTGCAGGTGATTATACCTTATCTATTGAGGCAGAAGAAGAAGATGAGTTTAATTAAAACATGGTTACACGAACAACAACGGAGAAAAGAAATGGCTAAGGCTTATTTCTTATTATATACAGATGACATTGATACTACATTTACTGTAGACATGGCATCTATGGCAGATGATTTAGAACAATCAACTGGATTTAAATGTGAAGATCACATCTACTTTGAAGATGAGGATCAAGTAAACCCTTACATTGGATATTAATTATGCAATTCGACACTGTACACGAGTATCATTTCTATAACAAGGACAATGATATCTATTACTGCGAAGATCACGAGACATTAATCATTGCCAGCAATGGTGATAATACTAATCGTCTTATGATTGAAGGTATCAAAGCTGATGCTGTTAAATCATTTGTTAACATTATGAATAAAAAATCACTCAATGAAAACTTGGAAGATCACAATCACAGCACGGACGCTGTTGAAGCCTAAGGACTTTATATGGTTCGTCACACAAAAGCTCAAAGAATCACTACCTGTTATTAAAATCGACTATGAAGAAGTATCCGAAAGACCTACTACAACCGAACACCACGGGGGTAGCGTTGAAGTCGAGCCTCTTGATGAGGATTTTAAACAAGGCTAAACAGACAGGCTATACTTATAGCCCACCACGTAAAAACTATCACCTATTCGGATGAAAGAACAATTAGTACGCTCATTATTAGCACATGCACATGGGGAAATTAATTACCACAAAGCTAATGTGGATGTATACCTCAATAATCCTGTTGGGATTGGTGAACATCCTGATGTTATGGGAGCTATCTCAAATGAGTTAGATAAGATATCCAAGTATCACGACCAGATAGAAGTATTAAGGAAGTACTTTCTAGTAGAAGTAGTTAAAGGAGGACTTAATGAAGAGTAAAGAATGGTTAATCATGAATGCTGTCAAAGCATGGTTGCATAACTATGAGAATAAGGAGGAAGAACTAACTCCACAATATCAAGAGTTAAATAAGGAGTTATACAGTGCCTTCATCACAGAGAATACTCCCGTTCAAAAACGGGGACGTCCAGCGAAAAGACAAAGGACGAAAAAAGCCTCAAGCACTGAGGCAAGCAAAGAAGAAAGCTAAGAATCTTATACATAAACTTTCACAATCACGGACGGTCTCATGAAGTACCATGTTACACTAAAATCAGGCAGAACATTTATACTCAATTCAGGGTATGATGTCTATCAAGCAGCATACGATGCTTATGATGAGGCTTGTCTAATGGACGATTACTTAATAGACGTACAACCTATTCACGATGCCTAAAAAGAAACCATACCTACCTAATAACTGGGCTAACTATAAACAAGCACCAGATCAATTCTTCATACCAATACCCTATGATGAGTTTATAGATTGGAAGATCAATGGATGGGAGATACCTTCCTCTATTGCTTGTATCATTCGTGAACAAGACTTAAAGACTGGTAAGGTAAAAGAATATGTATATGAAAAGATAGGCAATGCTAATAAGCGTTGTGCTAAGATAATGCAAGAGAGTAAATCAGAGTTCTTAATATGTACTCATGATGATATTGCTCATATGTTCCCTAAAAACCTAACTAAAGAGGATTCCATCTATGAAAAAGGACCAGACTACTTCGATACCTATGACGAGGACATTGGATGATGTTTATACTTATTATAAGCAATCATTAGACCTCTTAAAAGAGAGGTACAAAGACAGACCAAACCATCCTAATTACAAGGAGTTAAGAGCACTATTAGTTGACCAAGTAAATGATGAACTCCGCGATTACTCCAACGATCTCACTAACAGAGCAGCAAGTTGAACTTGAACGTGAAGCTATTAGTTGTGGATTGAAACGTCTACAAGATCAGACTATGTCACTTGAAGATAAATCATATGCTTCTGCTACTATCTATGCTATATCTTCCATTGAAGCTTTACTACCTAAATTAGTAGAGAGAATAGAAGATACTAATCATAAGATACATGAGAGGAATTATGGTAAAAGCTTTAGGGAAATAGATCATTATCTTAAGGATGTAGAACCTCTAGCTGCTGCTGCTATCGCATGTAAGATTACATTCGATAAAGTATTTGGATACAAAGATGACTGCAATCAAGCAGTTAAGGTATGCGAATCTATAGGCAAGGGGTTAGAAGATGAATGTCACATGAGACATTATGAATTACATGCACCGGGATTACTTAATACATTAAAGCAGAACTATTGGCATACTGCATGTGGTACACACCAGAAGATTAAACTCGTTACTACCTTAATGAATAGATGTGAGGTAAAAGAGTGGAAGGCATGGGGTGTAGATATTAGAGTTAAACTAGGTGGTTGGTTGTTAGACTGTATAATGGAAACAAGTAATTGGTTCGAGAAGGTAAGTCTAGCAGAGGGACGTAAGACTACTCTATATGTTCTACCTACTGCTGCGTTTATGGATATAAAGGATGAAGTAATGTCAACTGCTGAATTATTTTCACCAATGTCTTGGGTAATGCTAGTACCACCAAGGGATTGGACAAATGAAAATCGTGGAGGATACATATTAAATGAAGTAATGGAAGGACATAGTCTCGTGAGACATGGCAAGTGGACACCTATACAGGGGGAACGACAATTACCTTTAGAATTTTTAAATAAGATTCAGAAGGTAGCTTACAAACTTAATCCTTTCACAATCATGGTCGCAGAGACCTTGCAAGAGAAAGGTAGACGTGTTGGTAAGTTTCTTCCTATAATGGAGCATCCAGACCCACCTAAACCAGTTGATATAGAAGACAATTACGATG